CCGAGAACCCAGAGCAGGTAGGCAGTATTATATCCTTTTTAGGTGGTGATAGATACGATAAGAGGGTGGGAGCTGGACTAAAAGGGTGTGTTATATCCGAGTACGCGCTACAAAAGCCAAATCTATATGATATAGCTATTGAACCAATGCTAAAAGAAACTGGCGGCTGGGTGCTATTTAACTCAACACCTAGGGGCAACAACCACGCTAAGACAATGTATGAGTTCTTAAAGAGTAAAGATAACTATGTAGCGAGCCTATTAACTATAGAGGACACAAAGGTAGTCGACCCTATAGACCTTGAAGAAGAACGAGAGAGAGGCAAGCCGGAGGAAATCATACAGCAAGAATACTATTGTAGCTTTGCAGGTGCTATCCACGGCTCATATCTCGGTGATATACTAAGTCAACACGTTGATAAGGTTCAAGACCTACCTTATGACAGCAGATATCCAGTACATACGCTCTGGGATTTAGGGGTATCGGACAGTATGGCTATTTGGTTTATACAGATGATAGAGACCCGTATTCACGTTATAGACCATTACGAAAACAGTAACTACGCATTAGTGCATTATGTTGAATATCTCAAAAACAAGAAGTATACATACATTCAACACAACCTACCGCACGACGGCAACCAAAGACAGATGACCAGTACAGAAAAGGCTCTAAGCATTAAGAACCAGTTATTAAGGCTAGGGCTTGATAATATAGTAGTCTATCCGCCACGACGTGATATATATGCAACGATACAGAGCGTGAGAGCGATTCTGCCGTTATGTTTGTTTGATAAAGAGAGAACAAGGCTAGGATATGAAAGTTTAAAGCAATATAGACGTGATTGGGACGAGAACAGGCAAGTTTTTAAAGACACTCCGAGGCATGATTGGGCAAGTCATAGCTTTGACGCTTTCAGTATCTTACCCACTCTTAAAGAGAAACAAGCCAATAGTAGACTACACGGTGCTAAGGCGTGGGACGGTAGTTTTGAGAATAGAAGCGAGCGTAAAAGGAAAATGCGAGTTATAAGGACTTTTCACTAATGCTAGTTAGACCACTAAAAGAGAACTTGGCAACTGTAGGGTATTGGCTAGATATAGCGGTTAAAGATTTAAACCTTGATATAGATATCATTACAGACTATATATATAACCTACTAGACTATAGCTACTATATAGAATTAGATGAGGTTATGGGGATAGCGATATGGCATATAAAGAATAATATCCACGGTGAGAAGACGGCTTATAACTCTGTTATATACCTTGATAAAAACTATAGAACGATAGATAGCTTTAGGCTGTTAATTAATAGTATGGAGCAAGCCGTTAAGTATCAGGATTGTAAATACCTTGTTATGGGGGCAAACTCGGGGTATAATGATAAAAAAGTAATCAATATGTTAAAGCGGTTTGGATATGAAACTGTTAATGTAAAGAAGAAAATAGGGGTGTAGTATGGGTACAGAGTGGTGGGACGGCATAACAGCAGATTCGGCAGATAAGGCAAGCAACCAAGGCTTTGAGCTTACTTCCGGTGTATTAAATTCAAGTCCTGAATCACAAGGTGTTAAAAGTAAACGGAATACTACAAATAAAAGTACCGATGTATATATAGACCTTGCCACCTTGCAGGGTAAAAAGGGCGGTATCTCTACTTTAAAGAAACGTAAAGCAGAAATTGACCTACAAAGAAAACAAACAGGAACAAATAAAACAGGATTATCCAACCTTAACCCAACAGGCTCGACAGGCTCAACTACATTAACAGGGGTGGTTTTAGGATGACATATACAATACCAGAAGTAATCAAAAAATATAACGTTGCAAGTGCAGTTAAGCAGACTTGGGATGATAAATATAAAGAAGTTTTTAAATATACAATGCCTCAAAGGGACGGCTACGACGGCAACGACGATAAAGAGGCTGACGAACGGAGAGATACTTTATATACCTCGGTAGGTGAAAATAGTGCAGATGAATTTGTAAATACAATGCAGTTAGAATTGTGCCCCCCACAAGCTAACTGGATTGACCTTGAAGCAGGTAAAGCAATACCAGAGGAGGAGCGAGAGGAGAAGAATATAGAGCTTGAAAAGATAGCCGAGATGGCTAACGAATTCAAGAACAACTCTAATTTTGATATCGCTTTTAGCGAGTTTTGTTATGACCTCGTAGCTGGTACGGCTTGCCTGCTTGTTACTGCCGGAAGTATTAAACAGCCGTTAAGGTTTAAAGCAGTTCCTTTAAAAGATTTTTGTATTGAAGAAGGTGCAAACAGTGAAGTTTCATCTGTCTTTAGGAGCTTTTCAATTAGGCGTGAACTTGTTAAATACCAATGGCGTGAATTAAATGACAGTGATTTGTATTCAGGTGATAGCGATAAGAAGAATGTTAATATCTTAGAGTGTACCTATAAGGACTATGCAACAGACAAGTTTGTTTATTTAGTAATTGATAAGGATGCAGAAAAGCAACTTGTTAAAAGAGTACACGAGAGCAACCCGTTTGTAGTTCTACGGTGGAACAAAACAGCAGGGGAAGCGTACGGTCGTGGAACTGGCATGAAGGCATTACCAGATTTAAAGACCTTGAACCTAGTTAAAGAATATGCACTAAGGGCATTAGCTTTTAATATCCCTACATTCTTGGCACAGCAAGATGCAAGTATAGACTATGAAGAATTTCTACTAGAGGCAGGGGCAATTAATGTAGTACCAAGTACAGCCACTAACAACCCTAGTATAATCCCTTTAACTGTAGCTACTAACCCAAATATAGAACAATTTCATATAGACGATTTAACAATGGCAATTAAACAATCTATGTATGCTAATACCTTACCAACTGAAAACACAGGGAAAATGACAGCTTATGAAGTAGCTACCCGTGAAGGTACACTTAATAAAAACCTAACTAGTGTATACGGTAGGCTTGTAGGTGAATTTCTCATCCCTCTACATCATAGGATATTTGAAATATTAGAGAGCTTTGGGATAGTGAACGAGGTTTTAAACCTAACTGAAAGGCTGGACGGTTATTTTTATAAAGTAAAGGTTAATAGCAATCTTAGTAATAAACTGGTTGCAAGTGAAGTAAGAGCAATGCTTTCAGGAATTGAACTTACAACCGCATTAGACCAGACAGGACAGCTAACGCACCAGACAATAAAGACATCTGCCCTAGCACCTTACCTGTTAGCTTCAATGGGTATGCCTAGCAAGTTTATAAACACTAAAAAAGAGATACAGCAAATAGCACAACAGCAAGCAGAGGCACAAAGGCAACAGCAAGTACAGGCGATGCAGGATGAAGTATTAACTAATACCGCAATGGAAGAAGGTAAGGTCAATGCAAATAAATAATCTGACAGCCAATGTAAGTAAAACAACTAAGGAGGATATGCTTAAAGACTTCTTAAAAGTATTTGATACCCCAGCAGGAAGAAGGGTGCTAGAACACCTAGAGACCAGAGCAAAGAACGGGTTTCCTGATATAGCAAACACCAACAACACCTACTATATGGCAGGTCATTTAGGTAATATTGAATATTGTAAAAATGTAGTTAAAATGGCAAACCAAAAAGTAAACAAAGAAAGAGGGTGAAAATAATGATGAATTTAAGCCAAGCAGTAAACAGGGTTCAAAGAAGTAATCTTACTAAAGAGTTACACAACCCAATTATACAAGGGTTGCACTTACTTTATGAAAAGCAAGCCCACGCTGTAGCACAAGCTAAAGCTAAGCCAGCAGTTAAAAAAGCAGTTAAAAAGACAGTAAAAAAATAAACAATAGGAGTTAACCCCAATGGTATACGATGATAAAGGTGCTAATCCTGAGGATAGCAACAATAACAGTGATGAGAGTTCGGGAGTAGATAACACAGATACGCCACAAAGAGCTGATGCTCCAGCAAAGGAAATAGAGAAGACTGATGCTGACCAAGAGCCAACCCTTACAGGCAAAGGAGACAGCGAGGATACTGATAAGAAAGAAATAAAACCTAGTGTTAGTGCGATAGATGGGTTAGACCCTAGAATTTTTTCAGAAGACGGTAACTTTGATAAAGGCAAAGCGTCAGAGGTTTTTAGAGAATATGCAGATGAAAAGGCTAAGTACGAGAAACAAGTAAAAGATTTCCGTCGCATTATCGGGCAAGGTAAAGCACCTGAAAATGCAAGTGATTATTTAAAGGGCTATGAACCTGATGAGAAAGTCGCTAGGTACTATGACTTAGAAAACAAAGAAAACGATAATATAAAACGGTTTTTAATAGACGCTACAAACACATTTAAAGATATCGGGTTAAAGAAAGACCAAGGTGCAAAAGTCCTTGATATAATTAATAACGCCATGGTCGATAGTGGAGTGTTTGACGCACGAAGTGATAAAGAGATTAAAGAAAGTAAAGAGCTTTGGATAGGCGAACAGAAGAAGACTCTTAACGAAACTTACGGTGAGGGTAACGCAGAAACGGTTATCGCAACTGCTGTTAAGTTTGTAGAGAATGTACCAACACTTAACGAAGATGAAAAGATTCTCGCTATAGACCTAATGAATACAAAGGGCGCAGGGTTTATAAACTTGTTCTATAAAATGAATAAGAATTTTGGCGAGGGCGATATCCCTGTTGAGATTAGTACTATGGACGGAGTTCCAAGCGATGCAGAGCTATGGGATGAATATAATAATAAAGATACAACCGATAGGCGTAGAGATGAGATAATTAGGTTAAGAGCTAAGGCTAATAGAAAAGGCTCGCTTTATATTAACGCCAAAAAGTAAGTTAAGCATTTATTGACATATATGGTATAATGTTTACAGATAGATAAAACCCAATATCTTAGGCTTAACGGTTTACCGTCCCTATATAAAGATATGGCATATTTTAGAATATCTAAAGTGTATCATAAAAAATATATAGGAGGTAATGATTATGAGTCGTGAAGTATCAGAAGTATTTATAACAGGATTTGACGCAGAAGTGCATAGAGCTTATCAGGCTTTAGGTGGATTGCGTGATTCAGTTAGAGTTAAAACAGGGGTTGTAGGTTCATCTTACAGATTCCCAAAATCAGGGAAAGGTGTTGCTACTCAACATAATGGCGGTAACGATGTTACAGCCATGAATTTAGACTTTACTAAAGTAGAGGCTATAATGGAAGATTGGGAAGCATTTGACTATGTTGATATCTATGATATCGAAAAGATAAATTTCGACGAGAAGAAAGAGATTGCCTATAACACTGCAAACGCTATTAAGCGTAGAGAAGACCAGTTAATTATAGACGCTCTTTACACTTCTTATTCAGTAGGCGACACCACTACTTATGTGGGTGATGGTTCTGCTGTATTTAGTTTAGACCTTGTAAGAAGTGCTTCAAGTAGAATGAATGACAAAAACGTCCCAAGTGAAAATAGAAGTATTATCTATTCCGCAAACCAACAGCAAGCGTTCTTAGGTGAAACAGAAACATCAAGCTCTGACTATAATACTGTAAAGGCATTAGTAGCAGGCGAGATTAAGACATTCTATGGATTTGATTTCACAGTTATTGGTTCAAGAGAAGAAGGTGGATTGCCAGTACCAGATACCGGAGAGATAATGGCTTTTGCATACCATAAACAGGCTATTGGTCTTGCTATCGGTATGGATAAAAGAGCTTCCGTTGACTGGATTGCTGAGAAACGCAGTTGGTTAGTCGGTTGTGATTACTCCGCTGGGTCAGTTTTAATTGACGGCGAAGGAGTTCAGGGTATCCGTACATTAGCGGCAGCATCAGCTTAATAGAAAGGAGTAATAAATTATGGCTTACGATATAGAAAATTTAGTTTCTTTAGGTGGTAACGGTAAACGAGGAGTTATTCCTAATGTTTATATGTACTACAATTCAGCAAATGATACTGTAACTACAGCAGACTATTTTAATAACATAGCTCTTGCAGTAGGCGACCAGATAATGGTTGTTAATGCAGCTTATACCGCTCAAGTGTGGTATAGGGTTAGTGCAGTTTCAGCAGGGAAAGCTACCGTAACAGCTTTGGCATAATAAATTGGGGTTAAGGTAGGGGCGAAAGCCCTTGCCTCCTTTAAAAAGGGGATATAATGGCTACAACAAATGAGATAAAGAACCTAGCATTATTTGAACTGGGTTTTATTAACGAAGTAGACTTTAATGTAGCCACAAACAAAACAGTTATCCTAGTTAATAGGGTTTATGATTTAGCTAGAGAAACATCTTTACAGCGTTATTCATGGGGATTTGCACGCAAAGTGTTAAGTTCTTCTTCACCAACGACACTAACAGACGAGAAATATAGGTATAGGCATGACTTGCCTACTGATTTTCTCGGATATAGACACTCGTTTGTAAACAAGGGGTTAACATCTGCAATAAAAGATTATGAAGTAAAGGCATCTGATACGGATGCAGGAATATATGTTAATAGTGAAAGTATATGGTTGGAATATACCTATGATATAGACGATGAAAATCTCCCACAATATTATGTAAATTACTTTAAATACAGATTAGCACTTGATATGTGTTTTAATTTAACAGGCGACCCTAATTTAGAGAGTAAGTTAACAACGTTAGAAGCAACTCAATACATAAAAGCAAAGAATATAGAGGCTAAACAAAAAAGGACAAAGCGGATAGTTAGTTCTCCTTTTGTAGATATAAGGCATTAAATGAATACTTTACAGAAAAAGGTAAAGTTCAGCAAAGGTGAGGTTGATGAAAGACTATTAGAACGTCAGGATATCAACATATTAGACTCCTCAGCAAGTTATATCAAGAATTTAGTATCAACGCCTTACGGTGGTGTTAAGATACGTGCAGGGCAAGAGAATATAGATACCTTGGTAAATGGCTTTGATTACGCTTCTGTTGATGCGACAACCGCAGAAGATAAGACGAGACCTACTTATCATTATATAGGTGATGGTAGACCAACTGTAACCACAACAGAAACAGAAACGATTACAGACGCAACATCTTCGTGTTTTATAAACGATGGAGCGTATCTTGTTGTAGCTATAAATAAGACTATCAGAGTTTACACCACATCTACGGCATACAGTATAAATTCAATGACACAATTTGACTCAGATATAGACCTTAGTTCTTCAATAGATGATATAAGCGAGATTAGGATTTTTGAAAATATCATTACAGCCAAGCAACACGGACTGTTTGCATTAGATGGCGAAAAGATAGTTAAGTACAATCTTAATATGCATTTTGATTATAACGATAATCCTGCTTATTTAGAGATTACAGAGATTGAAAGTTATGATATAGACGGAGTAAGTGCAACAAACACAGCGTATACCTTTAATATAATTGATAGCGGAAGTATTCTTGTTGTTATGATGTACGACACAGCGGTAGGCGACCTTAAACCTATTATATATAAAGTACCTTTAGGAACTGCGTATTCTGTTACAACTGTCAAGGGATTTGTATTTCAAAGCAATGATTATAGACCTGTTTTTGGGGGTGGATTAAGTCTATGTTTTAATTCCGATGGCTCTTACTTATTTTTACTACCATCAGCCACATATAAACTTAACACTAGTTATGGACTGATGCATTTGGCGGTTGAAGCATCACCAGCAAGCGATACGATACCAAGTGGTTCAAGGTGGATAAAAAGCGATGATGCACTTATTCTTGGGACACAAAGTGGGACATTAACATTAGCGACTATTGTGTATCACGATAACAGTATAGCAAACGCTTTTACCCAAGACACAGCTAAGTATATTTCTACAAACAATATACAAGATACTGTAGAAACATTAAAACCAAAACTAGGTGCTGGGTCTGTAGATTTAGGTGGTTTTTTATTTACTGTTACTGGTTACTCTGAAAACCATTCATCGATAGATATTAAAGGTATTAGAATAAATTCTACAACAGCACAAACTATGGATATTTTAGTTACAAACTTTACTGACCCTCTTGCCACAATCACAATAACCAATGAGGCACAAGATATATCTATACCTTTTTATACAACAAGTAGCACTTATATCCAGTTGAATTTTCTATACCCTGATTATAAAACTGAAACAATGCCCTATCCTTTAGAATTTACTTTTATAGGGGAGCGTAAGGTTGCATCTGAAAATACGGTTTGGACTAAATTAATTCCTTTTGTTTTTAACGCTGACCAGAAATATTTAATACTACTTACAGACGGCAGGGGCGATGTTTATAAAGACGATGTTTTAATATCATCTTTTATAAACGAGGATTTAGATGAGAACTATTTAGAGGAACTTATTTATACCCAAAAAGAGGATACAATAATACTTACACACCCTGATATGTACCCTAAAATGATACAGCGATTAACGGATACTTATTTTAATTGTGTAGATGTTCCTTTAGAAAACATTCCGTATCATACCTTTAGCGGTGAGCAGATAGTAGTACATACAGAGGATTTAACTGTAAGCGATGTATCTGGGAACATAAAGGTAACAGCCTCGGCAAGTGCTTTTACTTCTGCTGATGTAGGGCAATATATAGATAGTGGACTTAGGGGTGGTGGTCGTGTAAAGATAACTTCCTATGTTTCTGCAACAGAGGTTAGAGGATATACAGTTATTCCTTTTTACTCTACAGCGACAATTACAGGTGAGTGGGATTTGGTTGGTGGGTACGAACCTGTATGGAGTAGTACAAGAGGATATCCTATATCGTGTACATTCTACCAACAGAGGTTATGGTTTGGCGGTTCAAAGGGAAAGCCTAACGGAGTATGGGCAAGCCGTGTTGGTCAGTACTCTAGTTTTGAAAATGCAAACAACTACAGCAACGATGCGATTGATATAACCTTAGATAGCGGACAAGCAGAGCAAATAACTAATATCTACCCCAACCGTGGTGTACAAATATTTACACGTTCTGGCGAGTGGGTATTACCAGATAACACATTAACGCCAGATAATATCACGGCAGTTAAAACTACTTACAACGGTAGTTACCCTAAAGTTGAAGCGGTTGCTATTAAAGGTGTTACGATGTTTATTGAACGTAACGGTAAAAACCTTTTAGGATTTGTTTACAACGATAAGCAGGCGAGTTATATAACATCTTCAATATCTCTGCTTGCGAGTTTAATTAATAACCCTGTAAATATGACATTAGATAACAACTCTACAAGGAATGAGGCAGACTACCTATATATAGTGAATAATGACGGTACTGCGGTTGTAGCTTGTTTACTACTAGATGAACAGATTTCATCTTTTGTAAGACACGAAACATTGAACGGAGAGATAAAAGATATGGTTGCTCTGGGGGAAGATATCTATATGTTGGTTAAAAGAGATTACGCAACAACATTAGAAAAGTTAGATGAGTTACTGCTTAGTGATAATACCGTAACAAGAACTCCTGCTTCTGATGTTGTTTCTGAACTAGATAGTTTTAATGGATTAGAGGTTATTGTTTATGATGATAGTGAGAGTTATGGGAAGTATACGGTTGCAGGTGGCGAGATAACTTTAACATCAACACCAGTAGGAGATGTGTATGTTGGGATTCCTATTGAGTATCAACTAATAAGCACAAAGATAGCTGTAAATGGAAGGACAGATGATATAGAAAAACGGATTAGTAAAGCTACAATGGTTACAAAAGACACTACAACCATTAACTTTAATGGTATAATAGAAACATCAACAGATGATAGGTACGACTTGTATGGGGTATCAGACCCCGATAGAGACGCTAGATATACAATTACAGGCGAGTCTACTAGGTTTGAGATGTTAAGTCTGGTTTTAAATATAATTTATGGGGTTAAATAATGGAATATAATATATTTGATACAGATTACACACAACAACAGCAACAGAAATTGATTGATGATAGAAATCTTTTCAATGTAAAATCAAAGATAGAATATGGAGCAAGTGCTTTAGCAACCCTATTCCAACCTGATATAAATTATGACAAATTAGTAGGTAACGCTAAACAGGCAGAACAACAGGCTGATAATATTGAAGCACAGGCAATGGAGCAAGCTGACTTAATGAGGCAACAATTAAATGAATATCTTGGAGATGCTGTATATACTTCTGCTCGTAGAGGCGTAAAGGTTAATGAGGGTAGTGCTAAAGACCACGTTGAATTAAGTTCTAAGGCTATGGGAGAAGATGAAAGTACTATGTTTAAAAACGCTGATAAAAAGGCAGAGGAGTATAGAACTATGGCAGATGAATACAGAAAGAGTGCAAAGGCACAACAAGAATCGACTATGATTAAGAACGCAATTACAGTAGGGATGATGTTTCTATAATGGCAAATTTAAAAAGAAGAATACAAACACAAAACATAGTTCATCAAAGCGTAGATGTATCTGACCAGATACGAGCTAACACACTGCAAAGTGTAGCTGGTATGGCAAACAAGATGGGTGCTCAAGATGAGGCTAAGGTTGCTCAGATAACCAGAACTTATAGGGTAAGAAATAACCAGCTTGGGCAGAACGTGGTTAAGCAGGCTTATGAAGCTAATCCTACTGACCCGACAGCTTTTGCTAAGACAGCTAAACAAGGTCTTGATGCAATTTATAAAGGGCTTGATAGCGATGAGGATAAAATATCTTTTATGGCAGATATGCAGGTTTATACATCTCCTTATAGTTCTAGGGTAAATGTTAACTATGATAATAAAATGGAACTTATAGCTAACACAGCTAGGCGTGATGGAACTAATTTAGCAGTAAGTAATTTTGGGGAGAACGCCTCAATGCTGTATACAAAAACAAAAGGGTATACTGATTTACTCATTCCTCTTAAACAGGCTTACGACCACGCAGAAGATAGAGATGAGAGCGGTAATTATATCTTATCTGTAGGAGAGAGAGCCAGAGCAAGAGACGCTTGGGAGAATAAAGGGTTTTATGGGATTATTGGTTGGGCTGGCGAAATGCAACAGCGTAAAAACTATAATGAATTAACAAAGACAAGAAATTATGCGTTAAAGAATAAAAACAAGTTTATGAAAGAAAATGAACTTTCAGAAGAAACTTATACAAAAACATTAAAAGCACTAGACCATTATATCAAAGGAGGTAACGGTAGTGGTGGGAATAGTCCAGCCTCATCTGCCAAGTTGATAACGCTTAAAGCAATGATTAAGGATATGGATATCTCAAATGGAACGATTAAGAATGAGCAGTATAGAAATCTAACAGATATAAACGAGGTTAAGGCTGGTTTAACCTCTGCCTATGAGAGTGGAGATATTAAATATGCTGACTATATTTCTAATATGGTTACTTGTAAAGAAGCAAGCGTTAAACTATTGCGAGACAGGGCAGAGGTTAAAGAAAAAGCTGGTACAGTTGGAGTTTGGGGGCATATAGGCAATTTTGTTACTTTTGGTTTAGCAGGGATTAAGGACGACCCAAAATCACTAGAGCAAACAGCTTTAGAGGGAACGAGAGCAATGCTAAATCCTTTATATGAATTGGATAAAGATAATGCCATTTATTTAGAGGACGATATCTTAGAGGGAATATATAGGGGTTTTGATGAAGCTGGACTAGACCCTAAAAATACAGATTCAGCCTATGTAGTAGAGAACCTAGAAAAAATAAACAGCATTAGAAATAATGTAGTAAGGCAGATATATCCTAATGCAAGGAAATATACAGACGAGGCTTTAAATGAGCCGGATATGTTACAGACTATAATCTCTGCTGGTCATAGGGACTTTACAATGGATGTTGCTCAAACGCAGATGGATAAAATATTAAACCCTCAAACAGATTTATTTCCTGCTGATGGGAAAGACCCACTTGGGTTTAATCTATAATGACCAATAAGCTAGACTTATTAAGAGAACAATCTCCGCAATATGAAAAAATACCTACAGAACAGCTCCTAGAGGGGCTACATAAAAACTATTATTCTGATATGGACTACGATGATTTTAAAGACAAGGCACTAAAACGCTTTGATAGAGGCGTAATCAAAACAAATCTTGTAGGTGTTGCAGAAAGCGTTGAAAGTGCGATACCTAATATGGAGATGTCCTTTGCAAAACTAGGGCAAGTACGAAGACAGCTTGCAGGTAGTGATATTGTACAAAGTGATTTAGGTAAATTTCTTGGTAGGATTTCTCCAGTGTTTAATGCCTTTAGGAAAACAAAAATAATTGATGATATTTTAGAGAAAAAGGGGATAGATATATACGGTAAGGCTGAGAAAATGTCAGATGACTATAAATATAAATTCAAACTAACAGACAGAGAACGCCAGACGGTTTCTGGGAAGATAGGAACTACTTTTGGTAGTGCTTATAAGTTTGTTGCCTATGCACCTTTTGGGTTAACGGCAATGGGATTAGATGTATTTGGTGGTGTCTATAAAGATATAGACAGTACAAATCCTGAGTGGAGTGAGAATAAGAAACTGGCATACTCTTTTGCTCACGCATTGCCAGAAACTCTTTTAGAGAAGTGGGGGACAGCACAGCTTCTAGACCCTTTTATAAACGGGATAGCAAAAACAACACTTAAAACAACCTTAACAAAAAGCACTTTATTTTTAGGGGTTAAGCAAGGGTTAAAGAACTTTGTAAAAGAGGGCGGTCAGGAAGCGTCGCAAGAGCTTGCTAGTAATATTATAGACAAGCTATATCAAAAAGATGTTAAACTCTTTGACAATATGACTGAGTCATTCTTTCTTGGTGGGCTTGTTGGTCATGCTTTTGGTATGTCCGCTGGGATGATAAACGCCCATACATCTAAAAAGATGTTTAGAGAGTCTTTAGCAATAAGCAACTTCTCCCCAACAGAAACAAAAACACTTGAGACAGCTATATCAAAGGTTGTTACGAATGAAGTAATGGCTAATCAAGATGGCGTAGTAGAAGCGTTAGAGATGGTTGCTAACTCTGATGTATTAAATGAACTGCCAGATGCAACAGTAGAGCTTGCCGAGAAACTAAAAGAATATGGTATGCCAGAGGAAGATATAGTTAATATGGCTAATAGCCTAAGTGTTGAAGACCAATCAATGTTAAACGACCAATTTAAAGTAGCAGAAACAGAAGACGACGTTAAGGTGTATGAACAGGCTAAACAATATTTTACAGAAACAATTAAAGAGGCAGGATATACAGAAAAAGAAGCTAATAGGTTTTCAGAACTATATAACTCTTTTGTAGCTACCTCGGCAAAGATGTTAGGTAAAACTCGTAGGGAAGTATTTAAGGATGTTATGCCTGATATACAAAGAAGCGATGTTTCACATGAAACAAGTTCTACAGAGAAAGGCTCTTATAATGCAATTAAAAGAGTTATGACGCTAATGCCGACAGCAGATACATCTACTTTCCTACACGAAACAGGGCACGTTTTCTTTGATTTCTACCTAAAGAATATGCCTAGTATGGCTAATGATGTTATTAAATGGGCTGGTGTAGGCAACAAAAGTTGGGATAAGTTAAATGTTAAAGAGAAAACAAGAGTGCAAGAGGCTTTTGCTAGAGGGTTCGAGGTATATCTTGCAGAGGGAAAAGCACCAACCAAATCTTTGGCTACATCTTTTAATGAATTTAAAGAGTGGTTGTTGGGAACTTATGGTGATATAAGCAAGATAATGAAACAGGGTGGATTTGATTTTGAAATATCAGATGACATAAGGAAACTCTACGACAGTATGCTTAATGAAACTGGAGAGATAATAATAGATAAAACTATAAAACCTACTATTGGACAAGAAACGCTGTACCAAAAAGAGCAGGCAGAGTTGCAGAGAATGAGAAAACAATACAAGGTAATTAAAAAGGCAAGCAAGAAGAAGAACAGTAAAATAGATGCGTCAGAGGTAGAGGCTTTAAAATCAATGATTGACGCTATTAATACAGTTGATAACGTGAAATCTCCTAGGTGGGCTAAAGAGCGTGCAGAGGAAGATTGGCAAGAGAGTGTCTCCGCACAAGTGTATGAAAATAAAATTAAAATAACGCCAGAGTTTAAGAAAATGGCAAAGAGGTATGGAGTACCAGCAGGGTTTATGACAAACGAGGAGTTTGCTTCATCTGCTGACCAAGTTGCGGATGAGTTAGGTTTAGAGACAGAGGAGATGTTAGAGACACTTGCGGATGAAAAATCTAAGAAAGATTATATCAAGAAAAGGATAGACGTATATAAAGAGGAGTTAGCATCTGTTATTGATATAGATGAAACACAGGCATTGATTAAACAATTAAAAAAAGATGTTGAGGCTGAAAGTGTTACAGGACTACAAAGGGAGGTTATCAAACGCATCCGTGATATGAAACTAGACCCTGTTTATAAGATAAAGTTTTTAGGTCAGATACAGAAAGCAAAAACCATCACATCACAGCAAGCAGTGTTAAATAACATGGAAATAAAAGAGATGGATTATTACAATACCCAAATTCTTAAAGTTGCTAATTCAAAGATAGCGAAACTTGTTAAGAAAATGAAACCAAAGATAGACACCAAGAAAGGTAAAACTAAGTTTACTTATAGCGATACAGAGGTATTTAAAGAAATATATAGGATAAACAAGCTAACCAAAGCAGAGGCACGGAGAGAGCAAGATAATATCTTAGAGGCTTTTGATGACAGTGAAATACCAGACAGAACAGAGAAGTTGCTTAGGATGTTTACAGAGTATAAGGCAAGGGGTATAAAGGACGGGTTTCCAGTATTATCTTTTGGTCTTTATGACGAGCTGACCAATGCTTACAAACAAGCTAAAGAGGCTAAGGACAATGAAGACTTTAATAAAAGAATGAATAAGAGTAAGAGGGTTAATGATTTTCTCTCTGGGATGGATAATGTTAAATTCCAAGGGACTAAAGAGGATTTAAAAGGCAAGAGCCTACAAGTGTATTTATCTAACTTTGGTAATATCGGGACAATGATAAATGCTATTGCTGGTAAAGAACAAGAAGAAGCATTAAATTCAGAGATTGCAGAGAGTAATAGGAATACAGCAATTCATCAAAGTGTTAATAAAACAATTAAAGATATCTTAACTGTATTTGGCAAAAAGCACCCTTTAGACTTTCTAAAGATATTGGATAGTTTTCAGGAGCGAGGGGAATTTAAACTTGTTGAGCGAGAGGCTCGATACGAGGACAGAAAACCACTTGTAAGGACTTTTGATTTTTTAGGGATACTTGATATATATAACGCTATTAAGAATGATAAAACTCGCAATGACTACTTTATGGCTTACGGTAAGGATAATGTACTGGCGTTAGTTAATAAACTAACATCACAAGAAAGAGATATGGCAGATATAATGATGAGGGACGCAATAGACCATTATGATATGTTAAATAAGAAGCATATCGAAACTTATGGGATAGCGTTACCACAAAGAGATGAGTACTGGATGAGGACGTCGATGAAACCAAAAGACAGTTTGGTTGATAATCAAATGGTTGCAGATAATAAAGCTAGTTTCTTTAAGAGTAGTGCCAAAGGGATAACAACTCCTATGCCTATGAACGCTTGGGTTAAATATCAAGAGTTTATGGCAGGGGCAAAGCACGTTGAATATTTACAGGATAAATGGATAGCATTAAGAACTATCACAGACAGCGATACAATTAAGCAAGAGATAGCTGATAGATATGGAAAGCAGATGATGCCTGCAATGAGACAGGCGGTAGATAGAATAAGCTTGCACGGAGTAATGAGAACTGCCTCTTGGTTTAATAAAATGGTGGGTAAAACATTAAGCAACTGGACAAGGGCAAAGATAGCCGTTAACCCATCGGTATATTTAAAACAAACAATCAGTATGAATAACTATGCAACATCTATTCCTGCAGGCGAGTGGGCTAAGTATTTTGCCGAGGGAGTGGCACACCATAAAGAAACACTAGATTTTATGTTTAAAAACTCCCCTTATCTTACAGAGCGGTTTCATAGGGGGTATGATAAAGATATCAAACAAGCTCAAATAGAGATGAAGAAGTTAGCTACCTCAAAGCAAATAAACGACGTCATGACGGGTCTTGCTAAGATTGGAGATATTCAGGCTATCGTATACGGTGGTTATCCTGTAATCAAATATTATGAAAGTCAGGGGCTATCTATAGAAGAAGCAGAGACAAAGTTTAGGCAAGCTACGATAAAGGGTCAACAATCAGGATTAGAGTCTTCGCTATCTAACGCACAGGCAGACCCTAATAATAGGTTATGGTTTACCTTTAAGAATACCCCCACTCAATATCTAAGACAAAATGTAAACGCTATTATCTCGTATCAAAACGGAGATATAAGCGGTAAAGAGGCTTCAAAGATACTTGCGGTATATGGGGTTATCCAACCATCGTTATATGTTATGGCGGAGGAACTAATCAGGCATGGATTATATGGTAAAAAAGATGACGATGACGATGATAATATACTAGAGAGAATGTTAAAGTTTATTATCTTTTCTCCTGCAAACGCAATCCCTATCGCTGGAGATATTCTAAAAACCATAGGCGACATATCTTATGCTAAGGCAAGTGGCAAAAAGATTAAATATGTAGATATATCAATACCTACTATAAATGACACGGTAAGCTCTTTAAAGGCTTTAAACAGTTCTATGCAAGCAGGGTTAGATGATTTCACTCTAAAGGATTTTATAGACATAACAGCCCCAGTTATAGAGCTTACAAAAGGTGTTCCTGTAAAAACGGCAGAGCGTATTGTAGTGAATAATATAAATAGATTTAAAGATTAAGTGTGTTATAATCAGTAAAAGGGGAGTTTTTAATGTTTGTTGCAGAGCGTTTTGGAACATTAGGAGGACAAGCAAAGGGTGGAGTATCCTTCCAGCTGTTTTCATACCTAACCACAGATGACAGCAAAGATGATATTCTTGTTGACGGGTATTTTGACGATACACGCCAAACATTAAGGGTAAATGATGTTATACAAGTGCTTGATAAAACAGAAGAAGAAGTTAAGCAATATTTTATAAGGATATCGTTAAAACCTTTAGAGGGTGGAGTTAAGTCTGAGGAAATAATGGGTGATAGTCCTATTGCAGAAGTTCCTACACCAGTTGCAGAAACACCGACAGGAGTTATTGACGGGGCTAATACAGAGTTTACATTAAGTGAAACACCTTCTGGGACGGCAGGGGTTCTAGTTTTATTAGATGGGATAATGCAATACAATGGAGTAGATTATTCCGTAACGGGAGATACGATAACCTTTACTACAGCTCCAGCTACAGGAAGTAGTATATTTTCTTATTATAATATAACAAGTGCTGATGGTACATTAGGGGATAAAGAAGCAAGGATTAATCTCAATTTAGCTTATAATATAGCAAAAGAATCAGCTTATAAAGAGTTTACCTTTGCATCTGGAAAGCTAACAGGGATTGATATATGGGAAACATCATCAAAGACAACTAAGCTATTCACTAAGACATTATCCTTTACAGGCGATGTGCTTAACACTGTAACTACAGTAGATGAATTAAATAGCAAAACATTAACAAAGACTTTTACTTATAATGGCTCTGATATAGATACGATAAGTGAAGTAATAACATAAAAAGAGAGGGGTAAGAAAATGACGATTGTAGCAGCGGATTGGAGCGTAACACACGCAACAGGTAATATAAGATATGAGGGGGACGCACACGGGGGGACAAGCCCTAGTTATGCAACTGTATTAGAGTTTCATAGATGGTTGCAAGATTTAGCAGATGACCCTGTTTATTCAGGCGATGATGAGATTGATATAACCTCTGAACTACCATCAGATAAGAAGTTTGATACGATTATTCAGCTTTTAGGAGATTACAATATTGACGATGATTCATCACAACACTTATACGGTGGTTCTATTATCCAAGATGATGGCGATACCATATATGACGGTATTATTAACTATGGCAACGCATCGGTACAGATACAGCTTATCCAAGATGGCGCAGTTCTATCTGATGATTGGTGGAATCAAGGGGGGACAGGATTAAATGCAGATGCTTCTTTAGGAGCTTCACACCAGTTTATGATTAAAGTTAGAACAGGTGGAGCTGATATAGACGGTAGACGATTAATTGGTACAGCTAGAAGATTCGGATATACATTTTCAGAGTTTAAGATTGGAGCGGGTACGGGTCGTGGAGTAAACACTTTAGCTATCTCGGATTCAATTGACTTAAACAACACTACAGCCGAGGGAACAGTTTCAGGCTGGACGGGTATTGTTAATAATTCAGAGGGTTATATTGGGATAGATGTTAATAACGATGGTTCAGATGAATATTACTATTCAGAATGGGACAAAGACTCTTATTCGATTAACCAATTCTATGAACGTATTAAGTGGCTTATCAGAGATGGCTCAAGCTCAAATATCTATGGTCTTAACGGCGAGTTGTTTAGAGGTATAACTCACGAGGTAGAAATATCAAGTCCATCAGGTACATTTGTAGAGCCAGAGAGTTTGTCTTGGGGTTCAGGAGCTACAGCAGGCACAGGACAACTATTAGCTATAGATTCTACAACAGCAGGTACTAAACTTTGGATGCAGATACTAACAGGTGTCGCACCAAACGCTAATACTATAACTGGTAACGGTGGAGCAACAGCTACAGCAGGAACGGTTACAGAACGACCTATCTCAACGCCTATGTGTGGTAACTCTACAGGGTCAGCTATTGTTGGTTCTTATGGATTTGGCATAGAGAAAGCTGATTTAACAGCAAGCGATAAGGTTATTGACTTAGATAACAACACAATCAATCCGCCAAACTTAGCTACCTATACGGTAAGTGGTTTAATAAGTGGCGAAGATAGAGTTTTAGTTGCTCCGTGGGACGGTTCAAGTACAGATGCCGAGGGTAACCCTGCTATTGAAAAAGACCAGTTGAGCTTAGACACTACCTTAAGTGGTGGTTCTGTAACTTCGGTTGTAGTAACAACAGCTATACCGAGTGATACTCCAGAAACAGGGATTATTAGGGTAGTAACAGACGCAGGAATTGATAAGCTATTAGAATATACATCGTGGACAGGTTCAACATTCACAGTTACTAGCTCAAGCTTTAGTAGTGATAACGCTACAGCAGGAAACAATGTATATATATCTTATATAGACGAGCTAGCTTCTGGTTCAACAGCTTCTTTCCAGAGTATTTATAGTTCTGATAGAGATTTAGTAGTTATTGTTAGAGATGGTGGCGGTACACCAATCAAGCAGTTTATTACATCAGGTGTATTGTCTTCATCAGGCGGTAGTGTATCAATTATTAGGACAAGTGATGCTTAGATGATAGTTAATAACCACTACAACGAAGAGGTAGAAATAGATACCATAAAGAGGGTTAAAACTCTTGACGGCTATAATATCAAAGTACATACCTCGACAGGTGCTTCCGAGTATTGGGATTATAACGATTTTATGGAATATAACTCTGATTGGGAGTGGAATGATGGCGAATAAAACTATAACATCTGATACAGATATGGAGAGCTTAATTGCTACAGGTCTTAACTCTGGTGAAAATATAACAATCAATTCAGGTGCGGTATTAACCTGTACAGAAACGCCTAGCGTTTTAATTGGTGCGGTAACAATCAATCAAGGTGAGCTACTTATCGATGGTACAAATATATCTTCTGATAATGTTATTAATTTCGTTGGTGAGGGTGGTTTAATTGATGGCTCTAATGACCAAGCAATAACGGTAAATGGTCAGGGGAAGCTAACTATTACAGGTGATTGGTTTAACATTGGTATGACAGACGGAACAAATAGCCAAGTAATAGATTTATCAACTGCAACAGGGTCTGCGTATTGGAAAAAAGATGGTGCTGATTTTTGTGTCGATGTTATCCCAATGATACAAATTGAAACAGGTCGTAGAATTGATTATGACAACGCTACAGGGACAACTCCAAGCGTAGGGGACTGGATTTATTTAACATCAGATAGAACGGTAATGGGCAAAGTGAAGTCAGTTGGCACAGGTTATTTAGTAGTATGGTTACTAACAGGTTCGCTATCAGATAATGACGCTATCCAATGCAGGAAAGTTGTTGATAATAAAGGGGCAGACCTACAAGTATCTTGGACTGCAAATGTAAATAATGCTAGTGGTGATATCAAAGAGTCTGGTGTTTATACAGAGTTTGGTAATGCTAGAAGTAACGGCAATAATTATATAACAGGGTTTGGTAACGGTTATGGCGGATTGGTATTTCATCACGCTTTTCAATCAACAGATTTAACACTTGGTGGGAGTACTGGTGGATTTAAAGCTCCATCGGGTTGCAACATAAGAATACCAAACGTGATAGTAAATACTTCAAGTTTGGTAGATGAGGGTTCAGGTACTCCTTACGCAAATGGGGAAGCTTTTGGATGTGCGACTAATATAAATGAATCAGAATGGTATCAGATAGAATGTAGTGCTGGTGGTGAAATTGATATGTCTATTTGTAACTGGGGAAATGCTTATAGTCAAGATGCTCAAGCAAGTAAATACGATGTTGAGTATAGTGGCTTTGTTATGAATACAGGTAGTAATATTGCAGGAAGTAAAACACATTTTACACACGTAGTAACTTGTCAATCAACAGAACTGAACGCAACTCCAGGAGTTCAACCCCTCGGAGGTATTCAGGATTGTGTTAATGGAGTAGAGGTTAGTTTTTGTATGTTAGTTGCTCCAAGATGTGCAAGAACTCCTATCGGGGGTTATACGAGCATTGGTATAGATATTGATAATTGTATTTATACTGGAGCAGGACAGGGAGCAAATCAATCAACTAACAGCAACAATGGTTATCAGTTTACAACTATTGACGGTGGAAGTATGACTAATTGTATGTACTTTGGAAATGACAATGCCGAACAAGATTATGCGTTATCCATAGCAACAAGTCCGAACATTACAATAGAGAATATACAAATTAGCACGACACAAGATTATTCAGAACAAACACAAGAAAAGGATTGTATTAGAATAAACAACTCGTCGGATTTGGTCTTAAAGGGTGTTGAATTTATTGGCGAAGGAACACCGGGGAATAACGTAATTACGGTTATAGACCAATCAGGGTTAAAAATCAGAGCGATTGGTATGATAGACGACAAAGTTGATTTGGGTGTTGATGGTGAATTAGCAGTCAGTTTATCAGGATTAGGTGATAGAATTGATATAGCAAGATGTTGGTTCGATAAAAGCTCCACAGTAACAGAAGAATTTATAACTGTTCTAACAACGTATAAAAGTGTATTAGTACAGAATTGTAGCAACAAATATTTAGCAGAAGTCCAGCCATCAGGTGGTGCGAACACAAGATTTAAGGGATTACACGGTGGAGCAGGTAAACCGGGAGGTAGTACGGGCTGGGAAGATGCTTATGTTGGTTCTTACGGAAATCAATTCCACGATGGTTTCCAAAGTGATACCGAGGGGACGATAGCTTGTTTAATGATAACACCGTCAGCAATTGCAGACCAAACAACTATAGTTGCAGGTAATCCGTTGTTCTTTAAAGACGGTGATTTAAATATGGCTAATGGTGATATAATCGAGTTCACACAAGACTACTTTGCTTTGGGACATACTGGGTTTTCAGGGAAATATTCTGCTACAACTGGAACAAGTGGTTGGTTTGCTAATGAGTGGAGTAATGTAACATTAGAATTTCAGTATGATGTTGGAAGTGGTTGGAATGGCACTTGGCTAAACACAAGAACTCCTGCTAATTTAACAGGGATAATAATAAATCCTAGTGTTGGCGTTAAACTTAAACATAGATTTACTGCAACAGGTAATCAGAATGATATGAGTATGTTGCTTATCGACACTACTACCACTCTTACCGCACAAAAAGATAACTTCTACCCTATTGACCAAGACACAATAACAGTACAGGTTAAATGTACTACAGCAGACGGAACGCCTATCTCTGGAGCTCGGGTGTATCTAACCAAAGATGTAGGGGGAGATGTTATATTAAACGGCACAACTAACGCAAGCGGGATTATTGAAGATACAGAATATATTTATACAGCAGATGAAGCGGTTTCTGGTTGGGGTAGGAAAAGTACATCAGCCCCATTTTATAAACAAGGCAACGTATCGGGAACTATAGTTAGTACAGGGCTACTAATGACAGCGGTTATGGTTTCAGATGCCTAGTGTTAATGAGAGAAACATATTAGCGATTAAACAACACAGCGAGGAAACTAGAAAGATGGTAAGAGTAGTTGAAGAAAAGAATAAACAGATAGATAATTTAAGTAATAAGATTGAGGCATTAAGCAAACAGGTAGAAACATTGTTTAGGAGATTATAAATTGGTTATATCAATAGATTGGGCGACTAAAGTTATATATGTACCAAAATCATACTTAACGTTTGTATCTGGTACTTTGTATGAGCTTGATACTAACCAGTTCAGGCTTGATATGAGAGATTTAGAGGACGATGTTGAGGGGATGGCAAACCTAAGAACACATAAACATAATACTGCTGTAACCGTTGCAGGGACTACCTTTGCAAGAACCATTGAAATAATAAACGGCTATTCGATAACCTTTGAAGATGGCGCTTATTCTGTTAGGCTAGTGGGTAGCAATAATAACTTTTTTGATATAGATAATGGGATATTAAATTACAATGGGGTACAGGTAATTCCTACAAACTCGGCAGGGCTAATTGTAACAAGTGGCAGTGGTTCTGGTGGGTTAACTACAGAAGAACACGACCAGTTAATGGATACGGTAGCAACCAAGCCAGACGTATACGGATTATATTAGGAGATAACATGAGCCAACGTAAAGTAAGAGAACCAGATTTAGAACAAGACTTTTCAGATAGTCTTGCGCGGGTAGATAATGTTTTGGAATTAGATAATACATCAGCGTTCACTCCTGATGCAGATTATGAGCCAGCAACAAAGAAATACGTTGATGATAATCTATTTACTTCTCCGCTAACAACTAAGGGAGATGTGTTTACATACGATACTGACGACGCTAGATTAGCAGTTGGAGCTAACAACCAAGTATTGACAGCAGACAGTTCAGAAGCAACAGGGCTAAAATGGGCAGACCCATCAGGTGGTGGCGGAGATACAGGTTATCAAGATATAATGATGTTAATGGGAGGATGAAATGGCAAACGTATATAAAAGATTAGGGGCAACAACAGTTACAGCAGATACAGATACAGCTTTGTATACTGTACCAGCTTCAACTTCGGCAGTTGTTTCAAGCCTAGTGGTTTGTAACAGAGGAGCAAGTTCAGCAACATTCAGAGTGGCTCATGTAGATGGTGCTATCGGTGTAATAGCTAATGAAGATTATATTTTTTATGATGTATCAATACCAGCTAATGACACATTTGTAGCTACTATAGGGGCTACGATGGCTACAACACAAACGCTGTTAGTCAGAAGTGATAGTGCAGATGTGAATTTTATAGCTTGGGGAAGTGAAGTTTCATGAGTATGGATTTTGCAAGACAAGAAGGGATAACGGTTTTCTCTTTTGAGAATATGTGCAAGATGTATTCAGGTATTGTAACTGTTACAGCAGGTGGTGGCGATGTAACTATTGACCTACCCTTTGATTGGACAGGTGGTCATGTAACAACGGTTACTGAGTATAATTCTACATTGTGGGCAGCAGGGCAAAGATTTTCTTCCTATGATGCAGTAACAAACGCAACATATACAGGGGCACAGAGTATTTATACATATAATGGGGATGCAGTTGGTGTTGTTTCAAAGACTGCAAATTCTGAGGGGGTGGTAAAATCAGCAACAACCACATCATTTACTATTAATGACAATGGTACTACTTGCTATGTTAAATACTTTGTATATGCACCATACAGCAAGACAATAACAGCAGGCAACAGAGATATAGTATCAACATCAGGAACGGTAGCACCAACAAGTACACCTGATTATGTAGGACAACAATATGTAAATACAACAGATGGCTCAATATATGTAGCAGTAGGTACTAATGGAAGTTATAATTGGGGGTTGGTAGGTAAAGGAGCGACAACAGTTTTTGATGTAGATACAGTCAGCAATATGTTTGCTTGGTGGGATGCTAGTGAAAATATAACTTATGATAGTGGAAATATAGTTACAACTTGGGTCGATAAGGTGAATGGCTGGAGTTTAACTAAAGAAGGCTCTCCTGAGTATGTAAGTTCATGGAAGAACAGTAAACCTGCCGTCTATTTTGACGGTGTCGATGATGACCTATACTTAGACCATACAGAAACAGGCACTTCTTGGACAGTATTTCTGGTCGCTTCCGTTGATGACACCTACACAGATATCAAGGTGCTTTCTTATAATGCTTCGCAAACCGAGATAGGGGTGAGTCGGAATCCATCTCAGTTTTTCATGGGAGAGTCAACAAATACTCCGCTAGGAACATATACTGTGGGCAACCCATACCTGCTTACTGAAAGGGCAACAGGTTCAGCTGGTACACTTTATGGCTCAGTTAATGGTGGGGCTGACGTGAGTATACAAACATCATATACAGAAGCAGTAGATGCTACAATCCTGGGTGGCTACTGGGGAACACACGCACATAACATAAAATGCCATATAGCAGAACATATAATCTACAATGCATCATTATCAGCAGAAAACATAGCAATAGTAAAAGCATATCTAAACAACAAATACGCTATCTATTAAGGAGTAATTAAATGGCAATGGGATTTACAAACGATTTTAAAAACATAGCCAGAAGTGGCTCTGGTATACCAACAATGACACCAACCTATATTGGTCAGGTGTATGTTGATAACGATACTTTAAACATATACACAGCAACAGCAACTAACGGAGCATATAACTGGGCTTTTACAGGTAAAGGTGCAAGCTCCTCTTTTGATGTAGACACAGTTAGTAACATGTTTGCTTGGTGGGATGCTAGTGAAAATATAACTTATGATAGTGGGAATATAGTCACAACTTGGGTTGACAAGGTGAACGGGTGGGGGCTAACTGTCCATAATTCCCCTGAGTACGTTGCAGCGTGGGAGAATGGCAAGCCAGCAGTTAAAATCATTCCAGACAATAACTTTTATTTAGACCATGCCGATACGGGAACAGCAAACACTTCTTTTAGTGTTATCTCCATTGATGACACTTACACTGGGGATAAATGCGTGGTATATGGGGCTGCTTATGTCAAAGTGGGGGTTGATGGAAATCCCTCTCAATTCTATATTGACCACCCCTCATATACAAAACTCGGAACATACACAACTGGAAGTATCTATCTGATAGTCAATCAGAACACTGGAAGCGACAGGTACGCACAGTTAAATGATGATGCAAAAGTTTTTATAGCCGCTGGCTCAGAAGCAGTAGATGCTACAAAGATTGGTGGGACTTGGGGAACAGGTGCTTATGATGTTAAATGTCATATAGCAGAACATATAATTTACAATGCAAGCTTATCAGATGAAAACATAGCAATAGTTAAAGCATATTTAAACAACAAATATGCAATATATTAACAAGGGGGAAAGTAGAAGTGGTAACAAATGCAACGTGTGAAAATAGGGTAAACAAAATACATGATGAGATAAATTTATTAAGAGAAACAACTAACGCTAACGCCATTATATTAGCAAGGGTAGATAAATCATTAAACGGTAACGGTAAGAAAGGATTAATAGAACAATACTCTGAGAACAAGTGGAAAACGTGGATAGCTATTATTATCATTGGTTCAGGTGGGGCTGGTTCAGGGGTAGCGTTCTTTAGATTACTGAAAGGATTGATATTATGAAATTCTGGGGGAATATACTAGACCCGACAAAGAACAGAAAGGTTAAAGGATTGGTTTTAGCTACAACGCTTTTAGTGTTACAATACATAGACCAGAACGCATGGGTTATGGCATTTATGATATTTGTAGGTGGTAACGCTTACGACAAGTATCTTGCTAAGAAATAGGAGAACACTATGCTTCGTATTGAATATGTTATCTCTCATATTTATTCAGCACACCAGCTAAAGAGTGAGGCTTACGCACAGATGGCTTTAGATATGATGAAGTATGATTACCCTAAAACAACAATCAAAAGACTACAGACCTTAAAAGCAGACTTATCACAAGGAATATGTTACCTAAACGGAGATAACGGAGAGGAATATTATGAGTACCCTTGTTATTCAGGTGGATGGGGAAAAGGGCATTTACAAACAGGTGAATATGACTTATTTGCTATGAGTACTCCACGCCAGATAAAAGAACTCAAGAACCCTAAGCCTTATACTAAAAATAATTTTGGTTGGTTTGGGGCGTTAGAACCTAAGTTTAAAACAGAGAGGTCAGCTTTAGGCGTACATCCTGATGGTAATATAGAGTTTTCTTCTGGGTGTATGGTTATGCCTTTTAAAAGTATTGATGAAAATATAAGGTTCTATAATGTTATAAGAGACTCTTTGGCACACATGAAGTCAATCCCTTTAACCGTAAGGGTTATATATAATGACAGGCAGTCGTGAAAACGACAGTTGTGTTTTGCCAGTTTTGCGGTTGGGCTAGAGTGTATAACGAAACACCTACAATAGCAGATATATTAGAAGTAATGAATAAGAAATGCCCTGATTGTGGTAATTTCTTGTTTGTTAAAGGACAATTAAAACCAGAGGAAGTGTTAAATGAGGAAAGTACTTAACGAGATATTTGCTATTATAATAATGGTACTCGGTGTTGTAGCCCTTGCTATTACTGGCAGAAAGGAGAATGTAAGTGATATACTCAAAAAAGCAAGTAAAGATATTAGCGGTATGTCTCCTATTGATAAAGCTAAGCTTGGGAACAAGCTATTTAAGCGAGGCAAATAAACAAGCAGGGTTAAATGGTTGGGATAATCCTATTATAGAATATGTTTCTCCAAACTTTGTATTAAATGACGATGCGTATAACTACTTTTTGTTATACGGAAAAACGCTAGATAATATCAAGATACAAAGAGAACCTTTTATGAAGTGGTATAACATAGTTATATATAGTTTTATCGCAGGTTATTTCACTAATACTTTGGTTAAATAATTAAATAGTGTTATTTAGGATAGCCTCTAATTGCTCTATATACTTACTGGCTTGCTCTTTGCTCAACTCTTTAATGCTTATATCACCTTTACCTAATAATTTTATTTTTAATCTAGTAACAGTCTCAGCTCTATCTATACCGTGCTTTTTGGATATATCAGAGTAAGTGGCTTGTATCTTTTCCACCTGCTTGTCTGTAATCATAAGTATGTCTTTTTTGTATCCCTCTACATCAACTGACATATCTAATACTAATGACTTATCTAAGAAGTTAACTATGTTTTTAAGTACAGCCGTGCTATCTGTTTGAGGTATGTCATATTCTAGGCGTAATGCCCCGCTTGCTAAACTTTTAAACCTGATTAACTCTGCATTAAACTTCATTTTCAATCTCCTTAATATTACTAAAGCATATCCCTGGCTGTAGTATCTCTCTTACTTTTTGTGTTGCATCTGATATAGACCTAGCATTTAGATAAATAGTGTATGTTGATTCATAATGCTTTGCTGTCCCCACTATTTTATATCTCATTTACTTGTTCCTTGTTTGCTACTATTATTTTTAGGCATCTACCTATTTTATCCACATTGCCATCTTCTGCAAATATTTCTTCAGCTGTTTCTCTCTCTTTCTCTAACAAGAGCTTCTGAATGTATTTAGCAAAGGTGTTGTATAATCCGTGTTTCTCACAATTATAACAATCTCCACAATCCTCACCGTTATAATCACAACACATATCAAGCATCTCTTTAGCTAACTGTTCATTATTCATTTACTTACTCCCAATAGTTTTTAATAAATCTTCCCTTACTTTAGAAATCATTAGATTTGATATTTCCTTAAATTCTGAAAGATTATTAAGTGCGTTATCTATCATATCTTTATTTAAATATGTTGTGTTCTCTTCCCTGTTTGCTCTTTCAGAAAGAAACTTTAAACTTTCATCTACACTTACACTTGATATATCAAGTGCTAAATTTTCACCAAAAACCTTATACATATTATTAAGTTTACTAAACTTTGTTGCCGCCCTAAAACATTCATTAAGGACTTGATATAATATGTCATTCCTTAAATCTTCTGCTGTAACTTCTTTCCATTCACCTCTGTAAAATGGTTTTTTATTCTTTCCAATAAATCCTAACTGTGGTTCATTATATTTTACTCCGTCAGCTCCACGATACATTTCTATTTCTCTATATATAAAAATGCTCTCTGTGTATTTGCTTAATATTTCAATAATATTCCCACTTCCTTGAAATGGGTTAATATATACCCCGCTATCAAGTTTATGCTTAATTAAAAAAATTCCTTTTTCAATTTTAATCATTTACTTACCTCCTTGTATGCTTTTTTTAATTTCTTTAGATACTTAATAAATTCTATATACTCTATATGGTGTATGTTGTCTTTGTCAGGATAATCTTTTAACACATTATCCTTAAACTCTTTTAAATTTCCTGTAAAACAACCGCACCAAATCTTATCCTCACTAAACGAGTATGTTGTCATTCTTTTTGAGCTACCTATTCTTGAAATAGAAATATAGTTATTGTCTAAATCAGCAGAGCGTAAATCAGCATAGCGTAGATTAGCAGAGCGTAAGTCAGCATAGCGTAAATCAGCATAGCGTAAATCAGCAGAGTCTAAGTTAGCAGAGCGTAAGTCAGCAAAACGTAAGTCAGCAGAGCGTAAGCCAGCATAGCGTAGATTAGCAGAGCGTAAGTCAGCATAGCGTAGATTAGCAGAGCGTAAGTCAGCAAAACGTAAGTCAGCATAGCTTAAGTCAGCTCTTTCCCCTTTGTCTTTATCTAGCAACCACTCACTATGTTTTGATATGATATCTTTTAACTCTTCTTTACTTATATCTCTCATTTACTTACCTCCAGCCTTTATAAAGTTCTCAATAATAGGTTTTATGTTTTCTGCTCGTATCTCCATCTGTTCATAACTTGTCCACACAGCAACATCTTCTATTGCCTCGGCAAGTTCTGCATAGCTCGTCGGTGTTCTTATTAGAAAAGCGTCTATTCTCTCCTCTATACGTTGCTTAACTCTCGTTAGGTCTGAAAATACCCCCGTTGAAATTGAATCTAATGCACTAGCCGAGAATAAGCCATCTGGATATACTTCATATTCTATCTCTATACCTTTGTATTTTTCTGTTTTAAGTTTCATAATTACTTACCTCCAATTTGATTATAATCCCAAACCATTTTTAAATACTTATCACGTTCAATATCACTAACATAAATACCGTTTTGTACCTGTTGTAATGTTGTCATTTGCGATACATAAACCGCATTCAACCTATTTGCCTCTCGTAACTTAGTAACCAATTTGTTATTATCTCTATCTAATAACCTAATCTGTATTAGTAATATAATAATAATCCCTGTTGTTACTATAGCTATTCCCCTTTTAATTCCCATCTAAAAAGGAACACCATCAACTTCCTCTGTTGTAGTGGCAGAGGAAACCGTGCTTGTATATGCCTCTTTTTCGAACTCTACCCGATTAACCATACACTCATTAGTATAAACTGTTTGCCCTGTTTTGTTTTCATACTTGCCAGTAGTCCAGCTACCCTCAAGATATACCTTACGCCCTTTAATCCCTCGTTCAGCAAGCATCTTAGCCGATACCCCAAACGCTACACAGTTTATAAAGTTAGCGTCTTTATCTTTTCCTGCATATACAGCAATAGAAAATTTACACATCTCTTTGCCGTTTGTTGTCATTTTTAAGTCTATATCTTTAATTAAGTTACCTGATATTATTACATTGTTCATTTTAATTCCTCCTGTTTTTCTAAGTACTCAGGGTATGTCATTTCTCCCCTTGATACTGTTTGGTTCATTAAATATTCAACCTTATGGTTTAAGTCATTTACTTGGTCTAACAATATCTTAACAGCACCTACAACTATGTCGTTTAAATCGTCCATGTTATCTAACCTCCTTAAAATTGTATCGCACAAACCTATTACCTGTAGTCTTAATAAACAGATATGCTAATAAACTTGCACTAGCACCACCGATAATTAAGTAAAGATATTTATATTTCATTTCTTTACTCCTGTGTATCTGTAGTCTCCAACAAGGTTTATATTTTTGTATTTATTTTTAACTACTGTTCCAGTTATTTCCCAACCGTCTTTCTTTAAATCAAAAATGATAGCTGATAATCTTGTTATGTAATTGTTTAAAGCTTTGTTTCTGGTTACTGAACCGTATCTTTCAATCTGATTAATTGTCCATAATTTTTGTGTTTGTTTATTCATTTGTTTTCTCCTTTCCATGAAATATTTAGATATCCGTCCATAACTAAGTCATAGATATCATCTAAGTTAGTTTCAACAAAGTCGGGAACGTCTATAGCACAAGTAGCCTCAAGACAACCGTATATATCTGCATTGAATTTATCTAGTAATCGGGCAACCTGAATAACATCGTCGTTATCAAGTAACTGCTCGTAGAACCTTTCTGGGTATAGTCGACAGTATTCAACTATCTCCTCTGCTAATTTATCTGCGTTTTCTTGTCCGTGAACGTCAATCATAGAAACCACTCCTTTTAATTTGATAGTTCTATTGTATCAGAAATACCATATAAGTCAAATTTTATACTTGTGTGCAATCAGCTCTAAGTCCTGCCTGCTATAGCCTCCACGCTTACCAAAGTCGTGTAATCTCTCTACTACATTTGCTCCATAAGTGTTAATCATATACTCGGTATATTTATCCTCAACATCTTTATCTTCCATACTCATATTACACTTAGCACATTGAGCGTTAACGTTTCTTTCATCATAGGCGATACCCTTGTAAACTGACTTAGGGTAGTAATGACCGCCTTGAATTACTGCTCCGATTTTAGCGTATGGGTATTGGTGGATATGGTCTGACAGTTTACCCTCGTTTTCTGGTAGCATTAAGCTTGATTGTTTCCCTACTGCTCCACAACAACAACAGATATAATCATCTCTAACCCTTATCCATTTACTAAAGATAGTCCAAGCTCTTTTATTTAAATCTGACCTGCTACCTCTACCGTCAAGTAATTTACTAACCTTTTTAGCTTTCTTTTCTGCTAATTTTTTCCTGTAATCATCTTCTGCTATCAATCCCTCTATTTTCAATCCAAGATATTTAACTTCACATAACCTGTAAATATTTCCACCTAAATCTATTAGTTTCATTAGTTAACTCCCTTGTTTTTTGTGAGCCTTGTTAAATATTTTCCCGTGGCAAGCCTGTATTGCTTTTTGTTTCTTTGCTTCTTTTCGTAACTCTAATGCTGATAGCTTTCCGTAAATAGTCGATAAGGATATAACCATATTACTTACATCTGCCATTTCATCAACTATTGCAAGCATCTGAATTTCTGATATCTCGCTTATCTCTAAGTACCTAACTTTTTTTAGTTCAACTATTAGCTCGTTAAGTTCCTCGATAGCCTTTTCTACTCGCTCTGGGTGTCCGTATTTTAAGTAGAGGTCAATCCAAATACTGCTCATCGTTTATCCTCTTTTTCTCTTAGCTTAGTAACAGCCTCTCGTAGCTTGCCGTCGTTCTCTAGGATATCTCCCATATTTTTAACACCAAAATAGTCAAGGAAACCCTGATAGTCGTAATCTTTTTTAGTTATTAATTTATTAAATTCTGCAATTAGTTTATTATCCTCTGCTTCTGATGTCTTTGATTTTTTTACCTCAACCTGTTTAGGTTTTCTGGTGTCGTCGTCTTTAGTATCGTCGATTGCAAACAGTCCGTTAAGTGCGTATTTGCGAGCGTAACTACTACTCGAGCCTGTTATTTGAGCGTCATTCATTCCTTTTTGAGCTAATGCCTCTCTAGCGTAAGCTGTTACGGAGACACTTTCATTTTCTTTGCTTATTGTTGCGGTAGCCTTTATGTAATATCGCTCACCTATCTGTTCCATAGTATCAGATAGTGTTATATAACACTCGCCCAACAATGGCTTAACGCTTTCAAGGATATCTTCACAGCTACGGTATTTATACTTACCAAAGCTATTGTATTGTCCTTTGTTGGCTTTTAACTCTTTTTGGATTCTAACTAAATCTTTCATTGTTACCACTTCCTTTTAGGTGTTGGTAGGCAGGAATGGAGTGGTTAGCTGATTACCTACCTACCAACATATTATTTTAATTCTCTGGGTGTTCTAACCACAACAACCATTGTATCTTATTTACTGTTTTTGTCAAATTATAGCACCTTTGCCAGTTAGTTCTTTAGTTAACCTTGCTATCTCTCTGCTTATCTCTCTCCCTTTAGCGATGCCATTCTTAATTTGGGCTGGCGTTCCTTGCTCTCCGTTATCACACCAATTCTCAAACCTATCCCATTGTTTTTTATATTTAAGTAATTCGTTGTATTTATCTCTCACATTCTAAAATCCTCTCTGCCTCGGCTATTATAAATAAGTCTAACTCAATAAGAGCAGATATCCCTGATAGTCTACTGTGTATCAATTTCCACTCTTTACGCAGATTGATTTTGATTAACTCGTCTGATGTTTCTTTTGCTCTAATCTCAATCTTTTCTAGTTCAACCTGTAACGGCTTAACCTGTCTTTTATCAAACCGTAAGTTTCTTTGATACCTTTTTAAATCTTTTTCCCATAGTCTAAATATTAAAATGGCAACCCCTCCTTTTCTCTCAATTCTTGACCATACCAACTCGGAGTATCGCAGTCATCTACAATATCTATATCAATCCCACCTAATTTTGAACGCATTAGCGTGTAATTTGCCCTGTATTCGTTTTTTCGAGCGTCAAAGAGTAATCCACCTATATATTTTGTAGCACCCCCTATACGGGCTTTAGGCACTTGAAAAAATGTTGAGTGGATATTGTTTTTGTAATCGCTGTTGTCATAATCTGGTGATATCAAGATAATTGTCTTTACTTGTTTAGGTTTATTACTACTGCCCATTAAATCGTCAATGCTTGGTATTTTAGATTTACTAAAGGTTGACTTCTTCCGTAGGTGAGACACTGCCACTATAGGTACTTCATAATCCTGATTAAATTGCCTTAGCGTTTTCATAATCTGTGTTACTTGTTCATTTTCGTTTAACCCGTCAATCAAGTCAAAATAATCTATATGGTCAAGAACAATTAGGTCGCACTGGTTTTTGTTGTTATATTTCTCTAATACATTTTGCAATGTATGTAAATTAAACTCTTTTCCTCGGTAGTGTATCTCGATATTATCAATCCTAGCTAGTTCTTCTCTGGCTACTTTCTCATATCTGCTGACATCTATCAGACCATACATATAATTTCTATAGCTCATATCTATTTTATTGATTGGCTTGTCTGCATAATACTGTCTTGCAATACTGCGATATATAAACCTTTCCTCTGGCTCGTTTTCATCTGCCTCTAATGCAAATAAGTGAATTACCTTATCAGGATTATCTATTGCATTTTTAAAAGCTAGTGCATAAGCATACTCTGACTTACCTAATCCAGTTGTCGCACCTAACAGCACAAAGTCGCTATTAGATATCCCTATCAAGAAATCATCAAGAAAAGGATTATAATACTTAAATATTGGTTTCTCGTGTTTCATTCTACCACCCCCCGTAATTTTTCTTTTCTTTTTGCACATTGTTTTGATAGTTATCCTCTAATATTTTGATATAGTTTGTATCATTCTCAATAAGCCAATCAAAGGTAACTTTCCACTTTGTAACTTTACCTAATAGAAAATCACTTTCAGCTATTTTATCTAAACATAACTCAAAGTTAGTAGGGAAGTCGCTATCTCCTGAAATCCTAGTCGCAATCTTTGCTTTTCTGGTTTTACTAAGAGTCTTTATTTTAGATTGAGGTATTTTATTATTCCATTTTGTCATGTATGAGTATGTATTATCTATTATCTTTTCTCTATTATCTATTATCGGCTTTTTTGGGTTATCTTGGGTTACCAAAAAACCCACTGGGTTATCTGGGTTATCTTGGGTTACAGGTCTACCCCCTTTTAAGCCGTTTTTTGCATTTCTCTTACATATGTTTTGATATTTCTCATTGGCTGTATCAAATTGTCGTTTCATAAAGCTAAAAACTAGGTCTGTTGCTAAAGACAAGTCTTTTGTTTCTCCTAATATATTGTAATCAAATATTGCGTCTAGTAGTTCAGCTTTTTGCTCTATGTTTAGTTTTTTGATAGTGTCGTAACTATCTTTATACAGGATAAAACCTTTTTTCATAATTTCCGCCTTTTCTGGCGAGGTACTAACAGGCTTGAATGAATTGCAATACAGACAAAGATTGCCCGCTTTCCCTCGTGGTTTATATTATATTTATTTGAGTTTCCTGTATTGCATAATTACAGTATATAATATTTGTGAAATAAGTCAATAATTTTGCTTGTACCGAGTAGAGCAGTTTAAAATCATACTCAGGATTGAGGGTTTTATCTTATAAACTGTATGCTTAATGTTTTTATTTGCTTGTCGCTTAATTGTGGATAAATAGCCTTATATTGCTTATACACTTTAGCTATTATTTTTCTTGCTTGTTTATTCATTTTTACCACTCCTTTTTAATTTTAATTATTGCTTATCGTAACCAATTTAACCATATCAATACACATAGTGTGTACAGGATACATATATACTGATATATTTGTATTTTTCTTTGCTTGTTCTGTTAGTTTTTCTGCTAAAGACATTCTTTCACCTCCTCCGGCTGTTGTATTTTGCTTGTAACCTCCCACGCTAATATGGAAAATCCAAACAATTCTATACTATAAGTCTTGCGTTCGTATTTTTGCCTGTACTCTGTATAGGCGGATAAATTGCTTATACACAATAGAGCAATAATTAAGTATATCTTAACACTTCTCATATTTCACCACCTATTTCAGCTTTACAATGTATAACAAAGTTATACTTTTTAATTAAGTAGTTAATCCTGCTGGATGATACTCCCTTTTTTCTTGCTAGTTCGTGTTGATTACAATTAACATTATTAAATTCTATCAATAACTCCTCGGCTCTGGCTCTTAGTTCTTTTTTAGTTAGCATTTTTATTACTCCTTTCTTTTAATTCTTTTTCTGTCATTGGTTCATTTCCCCGTTGTCGTGCTGTATCTTTGCTCTATACTTTTTCATTTTGTCACCACCTTCTATTTGTTTTTATCTAGCTAACAAAGGTACATGATATTTTATCATTGTCTTTGTTTTTTCTTGTTTTTTTAGTCTGTTTTGTTCTATTTTATTATCAATAAATCCCTGAGCTTCAATAAGTAAATCACTGTTTTTATTGTTGTAACCATAAAAACCCCCTAAAATATCTATACTTTCCCCATTTTTGGTTATCTCATAACCGTAAACATTACCATTACAATAATCATTAAAAATAGATATTTCATTTATTAATCTATTTTCTATATGGTTTAATAACTTTTTACTAATTCTTTGAGTGCTGTATTCTTTTCTAACTTCTTTTTTAATCTCATAAATATAGCCTACTTGTCCACTATCCCAACCATGGCTACAGCCAATAGATAGAGCTATTCCACTATGAATACATACTGATACGGGTAGATATATAACATCATCTAATTTTAAACATTTATCAGATAGATATAGTCTAAAATCGTCCAGATAATTCCCTGTATCCCCTGCATATGGATTTTTTACATCATATACTTTGTAATCTTTACAAGTTCCAACAATTTCGCTTGATTGCCCCCAAGCCCTTGGAGACTCGAAATATTCATCTTGATATATATTAATTTCATAACCTTTATAGTTTATTGTTTCAAATATGTTACTCATTTTTACCACTCCTATTTATTTATTTTTACTGCATATCTGGCTTATTGTTTAATTATTACCCCCTTCACTTCCTTTAATTTTTCTTTTAATTCTTTTGCTGTCATTGGTTCATTATCTCCAAATTCGTTAAACTCCCAATTTGTTATATTGTTATCCATTTTATTTCACCACCTCTCATTATTAATTTGTTAAAGTGTTTTAACCTGCCCCCTGAAGGGGCAACCTGAAATACTCTAATACTCTTTAGCTATTTTTCTGTACTTTGGGCTATTGTTTTTTATCTGTAGTAGCTGTAAAGCCATAAACGACCAATAGTTATCTAAAATCCGGTCTTCTTGTTTTTTTGTAGCATTTTCTGGCAACCCGCCCCACTCTTTGGCAAGTTCCAAAATCCTATAATTCGCAAAATCAAAACCAAAGGGTAAGCCCATTAGGTAATCCGCTAACCTTGCCTGATTGTTTGGTATCCTTTGCAGGTTATAAGGATAGTTTGCCACTCTATTAAACTCAATGAAAACATAATCAATCTTATCCTTTGGAGTTTCTAATTCCGTGTCAGGGTCTTCGATACAGTCCATAATATAGCTATATACTTTTGAATAATTCATTTTTACCACTCCTATTTATTTATTTTTTGTAAATTTCGTAAAAATTAGCAACATAACTGTTATTACCTTTGTCTTCTTCTTCATAATCTATAATAGTTTGTTCTGCTTCTTCTAGTGTCTCGCATTCTTCTATTATGTTCCCTGCTTCCCTATCTCTTATTATATACATATTAACCACTCCTTATATTTTATTTTTTGTCTGTCTTTATTAACTCCTTTCACTAGATTAAATATACTATACACCTTTATATTACTATTGTCAACCCCCTAAGTTATATATAGTATACCCTATTAATATATATATATACCTATAATATATTAATGTTTTCTGTTGTGTTGATTGGCTGTAACTTCAAGCTATGCAAGGGTTTAGGCTACTTGCAATCTATTCTTTATATGGTATAATATAGCGAGTGGTTAGGGAAAGTAGTTTTTGTATGACAATCCCAACGGCAGTAAATTTAAAAGTATTCGTGGTAGATGTAGCAACCAAAAAGATAATTAAGGCGGTAGTAGTAGGGGATTTTATATCCAGTGAGTCTGGCTACAGATTGTTACAATTAGTTACAGATGACGGAAGGCTTAAATCTATAGAGGTAAAACATTGTTATACTTCTAAGATAGAGGCTAGAAACTCTCTCAAGCGATTAAAGCCACTACTTGAAAAGATAAACTCAATAGCTAAAGCTAGTAAAGAATCTATGGACTCTTTGAGATTAGATATAATAGGTAATCCAGAGTTTTACAAACTTTCTCAACTAATTAAAAAAGCAAAGTAAATGGGTAAGCCATTAGTTGTTACTGATGATTTACTTAAGAGTATAGAATCATTAGCTTACGCAGGACTTAACCAAGAAGAAATTGCTCAAAGTTTAAACAGGTGTAAAGAAACTCTTTTCCTTAATAATGCAGACAAAGGGTTATTATCAGCTTATAATGAAGGGAAAAAAGCTAATAAACTTAAATTACTTAATGATATAGAACAATTAGGCGATGAATCTCAATCAGATGAGGTTAAATTCAAGTCTAAGAAGTACTTGCTAGCAGTTAAACATAAGCTATCAGAAACTATTAAAGCAGAAATAACAGGTAAAGACGGTCAATCGCTGTATCCTTCTACTATTACTATACAGGGAGTATCTAATACAGAACCTGTAGAGCCTGAAAAACTAGGGACAGACGGTAAACCTTTAGTATTAGAAGCATTTAAAGGCAATTTATCACCTGATGTTATAGATACAGAGCCTGAAACAGGTAAAACGCATTCTTACGATAGCTACGGCGAGCCTCAAGGCATTCTTAGCATTTCAGGGGTAACAAAGACAGACGATTAAAAGGGGCTTAAATGCATTCTAAAGACCTTGAATTACCGATATTACAACTAAGGGATTATCAGGCGGAAATCTGGGACGATTGGTTTAAGTATAAACGGCGTAAAGGGATATTTATTTGGCATCGCAGAGCAGGTAAAGATATCTTTTGTCTTAATATAATGATAGCCGAGGCGATAATAACCAAAGGTAACTACTGGTTCATACTACCAGAAACACAACAAGTAAGAAATGCTATTTGGGAGGGTATATCTAAGGACGGGGTGCGCTACCTTGATTACTTCCCCGAGCCTCTCATATATAAAGTAGATAACCAACAAATGAAAGTATACCTAAGAGACCCCGAGAACCCAGAGCAGGTAGGCAGTATTATATCCTTTTTAGGTGGTGATAGATACGA